AAGGCCGGTCACGGCGCTGTGAGAATCATCTGGGGCAATCGATTTAGCTACCCCGATAACGCTGACGTAGAGGCTGAATGAAATATCTAAAGCTATCAGTACCGCCGGGAGTTCGCTGGCACGGTACAGCGTACCAGTGCGAGAACCGCTGGCGCGATGCGAGCCTTATGAGGTGGGATCAGGGAGCCATGCTCCCTATCGGCGGCTGGGTGACGTTCCTCGACAACCAAACGAACCCACAGCCCGTCCAACTGCCCGACACGGAAGTGCCCAGAGAGGCGCATAGCTGGTTCCTGAATGACGCGGCGAGCGGTGCTGGTTACTACCTAGCCGTTGCCACGCCAACCAACCTCTACGCTATGGACGGTCTGGGCCAGATCACTCACATCAACGCGAGCGTGTCGCTACCCGGCAAGGAGACGCCGTCCTTGAACAGAGGCTACGGCGGTGGCCTGTACGGAAAGCAGTCATACGGCACTCCCCGGCAGGTAGAGGGCCAGACGAAACTGCCCGCTACAACGTGGACGCTGGATAACTACGGCGAGTGGTTGCTGGCTGTGTCTACAACGGACAGAAACATATGGGCGTGGAAGCCCGCTGAGAACGAGTTCGTAAAGCTGTCCGACACGGCTGTGGACTGCCCGCGATGCCTTTCTCTGGTTGCCACCGAGGAGCGTTTCATTTTCGCTCTGGCGGCAGAGGATCAGGGCAAGATCAATGTACGACGCATTGCGTGGTGCGACAGGGAGGCGCCAGAGGATTGGACGATCAGCGCAACCAACGAGGCCGGTGGCTTTGAGTTACAGACAGACGGCGCCATTCGCTGTGGCATCCGGGTACGAGGCAGGACGCTCATCCTGACCACTACAGACGCGCACGTCGCGCAGTACTCAGGCCCGCCACTCGTTTATGGCTTCCAGCAGGTGGGTAAAAACTGCGGGATCATTTCTGATCGTGCGGCGGCGGCTACAGGTGCGGGTGCGTTCTGGATGGGACGTGACGGCTTCTACACCTACGACGGCTCAGCAGTGCGTGAGTTGCCCTGCGAGGTAGCTGACCGGGTGTTCCGCTTCTTGGACACTTCGTTCCCACAGAACGTCTTTGCTGTGGCAAATGCGAAGTTCAACGAGATCACATGGTTCTACACCAGCCGAGACCAAGAGGGTCAGGAGGTTGATGTTGGCGACGGTGTTGTCATCAGGAAGGTAAATAACAGATATGTGACCTACGACTACGCGCAGAACATCTGGAGCATAGGCGAGATTGATCGGCACGTAGGCGTCGATAGCGGCGTTTTCAATGACCCTATCTACCTAGACCACGATAATAAGGTCTACCGTCACGAAATCGAGAACGCAGGGCACGGCGATCAGAAGCCCTTTGCAGAGACCGGGCCAATAACAATTGGCGAGGGCGATCAGGTCATAAAGGCCACACAGGTGATCACCGACTCTATACCGGCAAACCGGGTCACGCTTGAGTTCATGACGCGCTTTCAGCCACAGGGCGATGAGATCACGTTCGGTCCCTATGACGTGCTACCACAGACCGATGTCCGGTTTACCGGGCGTCAGATGAGAATGAAAGTGAATGTTATCGATGACCAGAACGGCTCAAAGGATGTACGCATTGGTGATATGCGTGTGCTTGTTGGCGGCGGTGGCAGGCGATGAGTTTGACACCAGAGGAACAGGAAGAAATCCGCCGAGCGCGGCTCAAGGGCAACCCAGAGCCGCCCCCACCCTATAGCGGCGACACGCACCTATGGGCCGAGGACCTAGACAACTACCTCCGACGCAGGATGCAGACACTGGAGGACAGAATCAAAGCCCTAGAGGCAAACGCAGGGATAGCGAGGCGATTCTATGCAGGTAACAGAGCAACAGATAGCACTGATTAACGAAATGACGAGGGTGCGGCCCTTCCTAGAGCCCGCCCTCAAGTACACCAACGGAACCCACGACTACATACACCTCGTTGAAGGCGTCCTCACAGGCCAGTTCCATGTATGGCCGACAGAGAACTCAGCGATCGTCACAGAGTTCCACAACTTTCCAAAGGAAAGGCATCTCCACATATTTCTGGCTGGAGGTGACCTCGAAGAGATTAAGCAACTGCATGACAACGTCGTGCAATTCGCTGAGGCAGCAGGCTGCCAAGCACTGACACTTACCGGCAGGCCCGGATGGATCAAGGCGCTTGATGACTTGGGCTTTAGTGACAATGGATTGAGATACGTTAGGAAGGGGTTAAACAATGAGTAAAGGCGGAGAGACGACTCAGAAAACTGAGATCGATCCTGAGTTCAAGCGGAGAATACTTGCGACCTTCGACAAAGCTGATGCGCTGTCGAAGCTGGCTCCTATTCCCTATCAGGGTCTAACAATGGCGGCGCCTTCTGACGCGACCAAGCAGTCGTACAAGAATGTGAACAACGCGGCCAGCCTCCTCGGGGTCGGCATGGAGGGAGACATCCTAGCCGGTCTGCCGGAGGAGAAGGAGATGGGCGGCATGAAGGGCTACTCGGCCTTTGATGGCTACCAGCAGGAGCTGTCGCGCATGTACAAGAACTACCCGCAGCTGATGCAGCAGTACCAGAACTTTATGCCGGGGCTTCTGCAGCCGGGCAAGGAGATGGCACAGGCTAACCCTGACATGTTCCCCGGCTACAAGCCGCAGGGAAATGGGCAGGGCTACCCAAATAACTACCAGAACATCTACAACACCTACCACAGCCGAGGGAGGGTCGGGCGATGACCAGTCCGATGGTAATGGGTTCCTACGGGGCCTCTGGAGGCAAGGGCGGCAGCATGGGCGGATTCCAGACGCCTACCACGTACCCTTCTATGGGGCAGTTCCCTGTTGCCGGTGGAACCATGCCGCCAGCAGGAGGCAAGGGTGGCGGAAAGCCACAGACAATGCCTGCTCCATTACCCGACGCTTCACTTCCCGATGAGTCTGGTGGCGTTTCTACGATGCCCGTGGACCCTGTAAACCCCCAAGGCCCTAACGCATTTGAGCAGGGACTCGACGCAATGAATCAGGGTATGGACTGGTTCGGAAACCAGCTCAACTACCAAGGCCCTAAGCTCGACGGCGACTACGGCGTCGGCCAGATAGACGGCAAGAGCTATTTGAGCCAGATGGGCACTGCCGGTGGCGGCGGCTACACGGCCTCAATGATGACCGCACCCGGTCGTGACCTGTACGACTACGACCCGGCTCAGGCGCAGGCGCAGTCCTATCAGGCAGCGCAGCTGTCCGACAAGAACATCAACGACTACATGAACCCTTACACCCAGAACGTCATCGACACCACGATGTCCGACCTGAATAAGGCGCGTCAGCAGGCACTGAACAGCACTGGCGCTGCAGCCACGGCTGGCGGTGCGTTTGGCGGTGACCGTCACGCGATCATGGAGGCTCAGAACAACGCTGACTACATGGATCAGGTAGCGCGATCGTCTGCACAGCTCCGCAATCAGGGCTATCAGAACGCCCAGAACGCGGCTATGGGCGATGTCAACGCGATGAACCAGAGCTATCAGTCAAACGCTGGAATGGCACAGCAGTCGAACCTTGCAAACCAAGCGGCTAATAATGCTCGGAGTCAGTTTGTTGGCAGCACCGCAAACCAGAACGCAATGCAGACCGGCCTAGCCAACCAGAGCGCGAGCAACCAAGCTAAGGCGCTAGGGGCTCAGCTGAGCGCTCAAGCATCTCAGGCTAACGCTGCCAGCAAGAACGCAATGCTGGGTCAGCTGATGGGCTACGAGAACGCTAACAACCAGTTCAACTCAAGCATGGACTTTTCCAAGGATCAGTTCAACGCAGGTCAGGCGCAGCAGGACTGGATGAACCAGTTCAACGCGGCCAACAACTACTACGGCATGGGCAACGACCGCTGGGGAATGGCTCAGGACGCCACAGACGCGCTCGCTGGCGTGGGCGGGAAGATCGACGCCACCAATAACCAGCTACTCAGCCAGATCGCCGGCATGTTCGGTCAGCAGACAGGCGCACCACAGGACAGTATGGACGAGCTGCTCGCAGCTATGGGCGGACTGTCCGGCAGTAGCACGACAACAACGAGCAAGGACCCCGGCCTGATGGGCTGGCTTGGTGCAGGTGCAGGTCTCGCTGGCGCAGCTGGCGGACTTGGCTGGTCACCATTCGGAGGGAAGTGATAGATGTCTTACTTTGAGGACCTACTAAATAACTGGCAGGAGATCGTGGGCATGAACAAGCCCCTAGCTCCTCGCCAGCCACGGAGTGCTACGCCTCCCTTTATGCCTCAGCGGCCTAACATGGAGCCACCGGCTATGCAGCCGCCTGCGCTCCCTCCGCTCAGCGCCGCCTCTAACGAGCCGCCTATGTTCGACTTCACCTCCTCGTCGTTCCCGTCTGCACCAAATGTGGAGCCACCCGGCCCGTCCGCTGACGACCTGCAGCCGGTAGTGGCTGGAAGCGAGTACAACGAGCCGCTGGAAGATATCACCACGATGAAGCGTGACCGCAGGAGCGGCACGAGCGACAAGCCTTGGTACAAGGACGGTGACAAGACGACTGTAATGTTCTCCGCGCTGTCTGACGCCCTTATGGGCCTGTCGGGCAACGACTCTATGGGCGCTATCAACAAGGCCAACTACGCCCGAGGCATGAAGAACATCGAGTCCAACAAGACAATGGACTACCTCATCAAGAACAAGCCCGAGCTGGCTAAGAAGCTCATGGGCCTACCGCCTGAGTACCTCAATCAGTACATGGGCGAGGCCATCAAGGCCGAGCTGGGCACTGACAAGCAGTTCCGCACGCAGGTCTCCACGATGCGCACCGACGAGAAGACTGGTCGCATGTACTACCTAGAGTCCGACGGCAGCGGTAATCAGCGCATCATCTACGCTAAGGACGACAACGGCGAGCCCCTGTACGGCGATACAGGCGCAGCACGACAGAAGCGAGAGATTCACACCGCTGGTGTGGAGCAGGCCCGCGCTGCGGGTACGAAGTTCTTCGATAAGTCGGAGTCGCTGAAGTCGAGCTTGGATACATTCAAGCAGGCGCGTATTGAGCTTGCCGACGGAGCCAGATCGGGAATCATCGACAGCGCTCTGCCAGCGCTTGACGCGAACACGCAGACCCTTCGATCGCTTGCCAACACGGCGGGTATTGAGGTGATCAACTCTGCGACGTTCGGCGCGTTGAGTGAGAAGGAACTGGCTCTGGCGATGTCTACAGGCATCCCGACGAACCTCCCAGAGGATCAGCTCGACGAATACCTCGACGCCAAGATCAAGGCGCAGGAGAAGCTGTACAACGAGATCAGCAATAAGGCGCAGCAGCTCAACACTGGCGACAAAACGCTCGGCGGATGGCAGGAGTACTGGGCACAGGAAGAGCGCCCAGAGACCTACAACGACGAGTACGCGAGACGCTTCGGAACCGACGACATGAACTCCACCTACAAGGGCTGGGGAAGCGGCGGTGACGAAGAGGACGACGACGATGGCTGGGGAGTCAGCCGAGCAGGGAGGCGTTAATGCCGGTCACAACAGTAACAGCACCAGACGGGACTGAGTACGACGTTACTCACCCGGAGGGCGCGAGCGACTACGAGATCAAAGCCTACGCCAAGAAGATGGCAGCAGAGGAAGCCAAAGAAGGCGGCTTCGGTGACAGGGCTCGTGAGGCTGCTGCTGGACTCACCTTTGAGTTCGGTGACGAGATCGAGGGCGGTATCCGTTCCCTGATACCCGGAAGCGGGACCTACGAGGAGGAGCGTGACAAGGTCCGAGCCCAGATGTCGGAGTTCCGTGAGAACAACCCTTACGAGGCGCTTGGCTATAACGTGGCTGGCTCGCTGCCGACCATGCTCATCCCCGGCCTCGGTATGGCTAAGGGCGCTCAGGGCATCGGTCAGCTCGCTAAGGCTGGCGCAAAGCTGGGCCTAGGAGAGGGCCTGCTGTCAGGCGCTGGAGCGACTGAGGAGGACATCCTCAGCTGGAACGGGGCAAAGGACATAGCCACAGGCGGCGCTGTTGGTGCTGCTGCTGGTGGCCTCCTTGGGGGAGGCGCGAGTGCGCTCAGCAACAAGCTCACCAAGAAGGCCGCTGACACTATTAACGACATGCCGCCCACGGCTGTCGCTGCAGAGCTGAAGGAAATCTCCGAGGCGCTGGGCATGACCACCGACGACCTAGTGCGTCAGGTGCAGCAGGGCAAGCTGGTCGCCGAGATTCCAGAGCTGTCTAACCTCGTCAACGCCTACCAAGGTAACGGCAAGCAGGCACGCAGCATGGTGCAGGGCGTCTACGGCGGCCCAGATGGCCGTGGTGCGCGTCTTAACCGCGAGGCGCAGCAGGAGGTGTTCGACACACTGACCGACGGCGCAGACATGACCGACACGAATCAGATTCTCGCCATGAGCAGGCGTGCTGATGAGATCAAGGAGGGCGCGGGCCCGGTCTATCAGGCTGCCAACAAGCAGGAGATCACCGACCCGGAGTTCATCGCAGAGATGGAGCGCATGTATCGCATGTACCCAGATTTGCGTGACGAAGTGGAGCAGATCGCCCGAGAAAGCGGGGCTGTTATCCAGTTCAAGGGCAAGGGCGCTAACGGCGCTGTCGACCGCTATACACCGCCCACAGTGGGCGAGGCTGACAGGCTCATGAGAGGCCTCAGAGAGCTGAAGGGGAGACGCTACAGGGAAGGGCAGGGGCAGCTAGGGGAGACCGCTGGAGACAACTACAAGGCCTTCAGAGGCCAGCTCGACGAGCTTTCGCCAGAGCTTGCCGGGGCGCGTAGACAGGCACGAGAGGCCAACGTCCTGAACGAGGGTTTCAAGGACTTTGATCGCACTCCGGGGCGTGATTTCAGCGAAACCGAGGCGGTATTGGCGAAGCAGCGAGAGATGCTCAGCGGCAACGCCGAGGGCGATCTCCTGCCCACCTACATGGAGGGCGCACGCCGTGGCGCATCGAAGCAAATCTCCAACGCTTTGAGGAACATGTCGGAGAACGGTTCGGCTGCAGTCAAGAAGTTCTTAGAGGACGGCAGCAACCAGAACATGCTGCTGCGGATGGTTGCAGAGGGCAGGGACATCGGCCCGCTGCTGAGGAAGCTGGATCAGACGGCAAGCGCTAGGACCGCGCAGCAGAAGCTGCTCAACCCGAGCGCGACCGCTGGCATACAGGCCGCAACCAAGAGCATGGGCGCTGCAACCACCGCCACTGACATGCTGCAAGCAATGACGGCCCAGCCGGACGCTATTGTCAGGCTGACCGCCAAGGTCAGTGACGCGCTCAAGCGCAAGATCAAGCCGGGGGAGATCGACGAGGTGGTTAGGGTCCTGCTCAGTGAGGACCCGGAGGTCATCAGGAGAGCGTTCTCAGGCGACGGCAACAAGGCCGCCATCAGCAAAGAGGTTCTGGCGCAGGTTCAGCAACTTCTGCAGCTTGGAATTAACAAGAGCGTACAGGACACCGCCACAGCAGGGCTGAGGGAGTACAACTAAATGAGCAACAAACCTAAAGCGTTATCTGACACGGAAGTCAGGAACGTGGTTAAGACTGCCATCACAGAGGCGGTGGACTACGTTGAGTCCGAGATTTCTCCCGACAGGGAGAAGGCCATGCGCTACTACGCGGGCAAGTGCGACATCGGTAACGAGCCGGGTCGCTCTCGTATCGTGTCCACGAAGATCAGGGACACCATCCGACAGATCAAGCCGTCACTGATGCGTGTGTTCCTGCAGGCAGAGCACCCGGTGGAGTTCATCGGCAGCAACCCCATGCAGGCGCAGGCCGCTGAGAACGCATCCGAGTACTGCAAGATCATTTTCAATAAGAACGGCGGCTACAAGCTTCTGCAGGACGTATTCCACGACTCGCTGCTCTGCAAGAACGGCATAGCTAAGGTGTACTACGACCCCGAGGAGACTCAGGAGATCATCGAGTACGCGAACCTGAGCGAGCAGGAGCTGGCTATGGTCGCCTCCAACCCTGAGTTCGAGATACTTGAGCACACCAGCGTCGAGGAGATCGACGAGCAGGGCATGCCGTCCGCCAAGCACGACCTGAAGGTGGTCAAGACCACCGAGACGGGCACGATCCGAATGGAGTCAGTGCCGCCCGAGCAGTTCTTCATTGACCCCGCTGCGAGCTGGATACACGACGCCTATGTCGTAGGGCAGCGTCAGGAGGTCACCGTGGGCGACCTCGTTGCTATGGGCTTCGACTGGGACAAGGTCTGCGAGCTGGACAACCTCGACGGACGCTCCGAGGAGGAGCAGTACGAGCGCATTAACTACGACAACGAACGCGATGGCGTAGACCCAGCCAACCGGCCCGTGCTTCTGACCGAGTGCTATATGAAGGTCGACGCAGAGGGCTCTGGTATGCCGCAGGCGTACAAGTTCCTGATGGGTGGCACTAGCTACAAGCTCCTGTCATACGAGCCTTGGGATGATGTGCCCTTTATTAACTTCTGTCAGGACCCGATCCCGCACGCGTTCTTCGGTCAGTCTATTGCTGACGTTCTGTTCGCGGAGCAGGACTCCTCGACGGTTGTGCTGCGAGGCATCCTAGACAACACCGCGCTGGTCAATAACCCGCGTGTGCAGGTGCTCGATGGCAGCACGAACATTGACGACCTAATGAATAACGAGATCGGCGGCATCGTCCGGGTCAAGCAGCCCGGAGCTATCCAGCCGATGACCGTGCCATTTGTCGCAGCGGACACGCTGCAGGCGCTGCAGTACCTCGACCGGAACTGTGAGGGCAAGACAGGCGTGAGCGCAGCGTCATCTGGGCTGAGTGCTGACGCCCTGAAGGCTGGCACAAGCGCCACATCGGCGCAGGCGATGGTTCAGGCCAATACCGCGACCCTAGAGCTGATTGCACGCAACCTCGCTGAGGGAGGCGTTACGGCGCTCTTCAAGCGCCTGCTAAAGCTCGTCATCGAGAACATGACCGACGAGCAGATGATGCGCATCTCAGGAACTGATTACGTGCAGTTTGATGCTGCCCAGTGGGACCCGGACATGGACGTACAGGTGAACGTCGGTCTGGGCACGGGTAACGAGCAGCAGAAGCTGATGGCGCTGCAGCAAGGCCTTATGGCTCAGGAGAAGATTGTCGCCCAGTTCGGACTGATGAACGGCATCGTCGGGCCAAAGGAGATCGTGAACACGGTCGCCGACATGCTCCGCCTCTCAGGTGTTCAGAACCCTGCACGCTACTTCCAGCCCGTTGACGAGCAGAAGGAGCAGCAGCTCATGCAGATGGCTCAGCAGTCACAGCAGCAGCAGCCCGATCCTAACGCCGGTCTGGTACAGGCCGAGCAGGTCAAGGCGCAGGCGCAGATGCAGATCAAGCAGGCAGAGATGCAGCAGAAACAGCAGCTAGAGGCTGCAAAGATGCAGCAACAGCAGCAGGCAGACATGCAGCAGCTGCAGGCTAGGTTCGCTCAGGACGCACTAGACCGCGACCTGAAGCGTGACGAGCTTGACGCCAAGATCGCACTAGAGGCAGCGGCGCTAGAGAACAAAGCAGCGTTCGATGAGGCTGCTCTCTACGCGAAGATAAATCAACCAAGGACGCAGTAATGGATTACTCGAAACTTGCCGAGGGAGTAGAGCACCTTCGTAGGAACGAAGCTCTCTCGGAAATTATTGAGGGCATCAAGTTCGATGCCCTATCCATCTTCCAGAATCCACACTCCACACCGGAGCAGATTCTAGAAGCTCACAAGTCTATTCAGGCTGTGGGAACTTTAACGGACGCCTTCGACGCCGCAACGGCAGAAGCAAAAATCAAAAACAGGGAGAGTTAAATGAGCGATCAAGAGACAGTCGGCACCGGAGTAGAAACATCACCCGCCCGAGACGATCTTGGACAGATGACAGATGAGGCGCTTGTGGAGCGCATGTTCGACCCACAGGAGGAGCCTTCCCCTGTTGAACAGCCGGAAACTGACGAGGCGGAAGCCGAGGAGGAGTACGAGGAGGAGGTACAGGCATCAGATCAAACCCTCGAAGAGGACGACGACGCCTATGACGATGTTGAGGAAGCGATTGACGAAAGCTACGAAGAGAGCGAAGGAGAGGAGCCTGAACTGTTCACCGTCCGAGTAGACGGCAAGGACCATCAGGTAAACCTCGACGAGCTCAAGCGTGGGTATTCGGGCCAAAGCTACATCAACGACCAAATGCGAAAGGTGGCCGAGAACCGCAAGGAGACCGAGCAACTATTCGCAGCGCTCAGCGAGGAGCGCAATCAGGTACAGAACGCGATGAAGCTGTTGTACGACGGCTCGCTGACTGCACCGCCCGTGGCTCCAGACGAGTCACTGTTCCAGAGCGATCCCCTAGCTTACCTCGATGCCAAGATGGCATACGACAAGCAGGCCGCAGAGTTCCAGAGCCGAGTATCCCAGCTACAGCAGCAGGTGGCCTCGCAGAAGGAAGTGGAGCAACACGCACGGCAGACTTTCCTAGCGAAGGAAGCCGAGCTGCTACAGGGCTACGCCCCTGAGCTGTTTGACGAGAACACTGGCGGAACCGCTAAGTCGGAGCTGGTTAGTTCTGCGGCTGAGTCCTATGGATTCACACCCGAGGAACTGGCTGCAGTAGTCGACCACCGGCACGTTAGGGTCCTGATGGACGCGATGAAGTACAACAAGCTGAACAGCGATTCAGGTAAGAAGCGCGTCGAGAAGAAGGTCAACAACAAGACAGTGCGCAGCAACAAGCGGCGTGTGAACGCCGAGCAAGCCTCGCGGCGCAAGATGAAGCAGAAACTCAAGCAGTCAGGGTCAATCGATGACGCTGTTGGCTTGATGTTCGAGTAGTTTTTTTCAATAACTTTTTAGATAAGGAACATTATCATGGCAACAATCGGAACTAGTTATGGCGGCGATCTCAATCGCCCCGGCTACACTGACGAAGGCGGCATCACGGGTATCCGTGAGCAGCTGAACGATATCATCTCAGATATCTCGCCCACAGAAACTCCGTTTTACACCAAGTGCGGAAAAGAGAACGCGACTAACACGTATGTCGAATGGCAGACGGCTGAGCTGCGTGCTCCAAGCGCTGACGGTGAGGTCGAGGGCGCCGACACTGGATCGTCTTTCCAGCCTACAGTTCGCGTGGGAAATTACACGAGAATTGGAAAAGAAGGTTTCAAGGTCAGTGGTACTGCCACGGCCCTCAATCTCGCCGCTAGAAATAAAGAGTACGCATACCAAGCCCTGCAGGCTGGTAAGGCTCTGAAGCGTGACCTAGAGATGGCCCTTCTGGGCACTCAGGCCCGTGACGCTGGCTCTACCGTTAAGGCTCGTCAGCTGTGCGGCGTGGGTGGTTGGATTGCTACTAACACTGTTGGTGACGCAACCTTTCCGACTGGCGCGGACGGCACTGGCGGCTTCACTGCTGGCTCTGGCGCTGCCTTTAATCAGGCGGATTTCGACAGCATCATGCAGGCAATCTGGGAAGAGGGAGGCACACCTGACCGTGTATACCTGTCCGCTGACCTGATGAGCGCCTGTGTCGAGGTGTTGGAAGGGAACAATAACCAGCGTAACCAAACCAAGCCAACGACGGTAAGCAACAACGTCGTGCGCTACCAGACCCCGTTCGGTGAGGTATCGTTCGTGCCGGATCGCTTCATGCCCGCTGGCTCTATCTACGTCGTAGATTCGAGCAAGTGGAAGGTAGCAACCCTGCGCGGTTGGTCACAGACCAAGCTGGCTAAGACTGGTGACAGTGAGCACGGTCAGATCGTTGGCGAGCACACTCTGATGTCTCTCAACGAGAAGGCCTCGGGCCATATGGCTACATACGCTGCAGCAGAAGCCGCAGAGTAATAGCTAACCGATACGCCTCCCCTTCGGGGGAGGCTTTTCTATGCCTAAAGCAAGTAAAGGATGACTCAGTGAAGGTATCAGGAAAACTCGAAATTCAAGGCGACGGGTCTCTTCTCCACATCGAGAAGTTCTCCAACGAGGCGGCGTACAACGCTGCCGACGAGGCTCGCGCAATCAAGGAACACAAGGGCGGAAAGCTACTCGACTTCGTGGGCGAGGACAGCACGCCGCAGTACAGCTACCCGCTATGGCTTGAGCAGCAGTGGGCTCAGCAGTGGGGACTAAGAATGGATGATCCGGCGCTCGAAGAGGTCATCCAGATCGAACTCAATTCTGGGGAGTACGAGCACTTCAGGTTATAGGGACGGAGGTCAAGGATGATCAGAAAGATAGCGATAGGGACGGTCGCTCTGCTTGCTGCATGCGGTGCAGAGGAGCAGCCGGAGCGAGTAATACCGGAAGATGGTCAGGTGGTCAGCACCCGCTGCATCGGTTACGAGAGGCGGGCAGTCCTGACAGACGGCGAGGGTGGCTACAGGATGGTGGTGGCAGGGCGCTCGCCAGAGTGCGGCTGGGACCCGGAGCCAAGAGGGAAGCTGTACGAGGAGGCCTGTGAGGCGCCGCACACGCTCGTCAGCACGTACCACGACGGTGGGTATGGGTACTACGAGGAACGCACGCCAGAGAGCGAGCAGTGCGGCTTTATACCCGAAGAGTTAGAGGTCGCGGTCAACGACGAGTTTGGTGACAGGTTCAAGCCCGCCGTACTAAAGGTATTTTATGAGGTGCGCGGAGAACCCGCTGAGTGGGAGTATGACGCAGGTGATCTGCGTGCGGAGAAGGTAGGAGACGAGCTGCACGTATACGGCAACGGTGAGGAGTTCCAGCAGGAGGTCCTGATCAACGATGAGCCGTTCATGGTGCAGTTCAGCCCAGAGCCGAGATGCGCCACTCAGGAG